CCCAACGCTCCAATTACCTTCTTCATAGTTATAAATGACATATCTGCTTATTTCGCCAGTGGCATCCTCAAGGCTGGGATAGAAGAACCACATCTCTCCGTACTCTGTGTTCATGCCCATAAAGCATTTGAACGCTTGGCCAAGATCTAAATCGTTGAAAACGTGTTCTTGTACGGAACAGGGTAACTTTTGCACTGCTCCGTTATAAAAGTAAAAAGAGGTTTTGGATGCGAAGTAAACACCGTTAGGGCCGTTTGTAGCGGCTTTCGGCCCTAGCAAACCGCTGCCTTCGTTCACCAAATTGATCGCGAAGGTTAGCGGTGGCCCAATAAAATTCATGCTATATAAGCTGGTGTCCGTCCAAATCAATATTTCCTGACGCGACTTGATCCCGCCCACAATAAAAGACCCAGTAGATAGCCTTACGCTTCCTGCTGAATTAGTGGCTGTCGGCTCAAAATCTAATTCATTCTCAGAGGTAGAAAAGGCAACCAACATCGGGTCAATTACTCCAGTGCGAGAGCCGCTGGAAATTGGGTCTGCGCCTAAAACCACTAAGTGCCTGTCGGTTTCTGAGGTAATAACTTGAAGCGCCACAGTCGGTACAAGGTTTGCTCCAGATATACCCGAAAGCTCCAAAGCCCGAACAGAAGTGCCGTTGTTCTCAACCCAACGAAAGATACCAGCGCCTCGCACATTTATGATTAAATTTTCGCCATAGTTGTCATGTGTCCAAAGCCTTAACTGGTTGGTAGAGCTTATGGCGCTCGCAGACCCCCAGGCTCCAGCACCCCAAGTTCCAACACCCCAACCAGAGCTAGAGACATAGGTATCAAGGCCGACGTTAATTTGATACGCACCGACAACAGAGCTCCCACCGTTTCCACTGTCAGAACTATTAGCAGTCACCGTTGCATCGCTTGTGTCCTTAGCGGTGATTTCGTATGTGTTCGTCCCAGTGACTAGAGCGATTTGATACTCTTGGTTCAGAACGTCAGCCGTAATATTGCCGCCCAACGTTGCCGCTCCCGAAAACGTCACGAAGTCATTGGTTACTGCACCATGACTCGCATCAGTAACTGTTATCGTGCTAGATCCATTTGTTGCTGCAAAGGTGACATCACCAGCGGATGTGGTGACTCTAATAGGCGTAACATCGTAGTAGGCGTCACCCTCTTCTACATAGTATTTGAAGGTGGTGCCAATGCCCTGGTAGCGAGTGCCACCCAAGGATATGAATGAGTGTAAGGCTCTAGCTAAACCAAGGAAGGTGTTGGTTCCGAGCTTTTGCCAGCCTCCGACTTTTTCTACCAAGCCTTTACGGAAGCGTACAAGGTTACCATCAACCCATCCGCCTCCCGCTGCGTAATCGGTAGACTCTTTATCTATGCCAGCACGAAAATCCAGTTTTTGTAGCGGCATCTTGCATCAAGCTAAACGAATAATTGCGCCAGTGGCGGTTGGAGATGGGAACACTACGGTGAAATCTCCTGCTGTGCTTGTTTTATCACCACCAAAATCGACAGCAGCTATCGCCTTATTAGAGTTGGTGGAGTTATAAAGTAGCATACCTCTCGCAGTCACTGTTGCCGTGCCAAATGTAAAGTCTGCAAAATCACATACCGCAACCGAGCCTGACAGCGTTGGCGTAACGTTTGTTAGAGAGCCACCCCCAGAACTATAGTTAGTCCCCGAAGATTGACCCGTCGTTACGAAGGCAGTTGTTCCAGCCCCTAAAGTGGCGGATGAGGTGTAAAGCGCCAACTTAATCGTGTCAGCACCGTTCGTTAAATTATGTCCTTCAACCAAAAGCTCTTGTTTGAAAGAGTTGCAGATAGCGGATGTAATGGCGATGACGCACCTCCTATTTACTCTAGTTGCTTCACAATGTTCGCCATATCTTCGTGTCCCTGGCTTGCAAGCAAGCCTCTTATTGTCACACGGTCTGAAGCTATGGCGTTTTTGACGCCTAGCAATATTAGTTGATAAACGTCCCTTCGGAAAGCCTCTGCTTGCTGCCGTATGTGCGGTGCAGCTTGCGATGAAATGCCTACTATCTTGTTCGTGATTTGCTCTGCCCAGAACTCTGCGTCATGGCCGCGATTATCTGTGGTGGAGACCATGACTTGGCCAAGTCCAAGCCCTATTTTGTCTTCTAGCATGACTAGCCTTTATATGGTTCTGGTGACGATGGCACTTCCACAGTTTCTAATTTGTGTTTTTTCACCATCTTAGCCAACTCTGATCTATTACAAACCATCCACTCATCCGCTGGTGTGGGCATCGCTACCTTTGGATCGCTGAGTCGATGATATCCATATAGTCTTTCTTCAAGCGGCACGTTTTGATCAAGCAACGACGATCGAGGACTCACACCGACTGTGATGCCAGCGTTGATACACTTACAGATCCAGAACTCCAAACAGGCTCTACCCGCTTCCGCAAAGTGCAGATTGTGTTTATAGGAAAAGTCCATCCCGAACATATCTATTTGGTTGACCTCGTTCCACAAAGCGAAAGCGATGGCATAGGCAGTGGTGTTGTTCATATAAGCACACCGCTGACTTTCGATAATCTCTTCTAAGGGATACTCAACCAGAGCGGGGACTCGCTCATCGAGTTCACAAGTATAGATTGGTTTGTTAAAGGTAGGCAGAACACGCCGCATGACATCGGTTTGATTACCAGCATCATTGGTATCAAGAAAGCGACTGACTGGATCCATCATAAAGACACGATCTACATCAAAAACCGATAAAGCAGAGTTGATGCCCCATACTTCATCCCAAGTTTTGCTGTTTTCTACGCCAATGACGTAATCTATTTGGCTTGCACCAAGACCGATTATCGCTACGTTTTGTCCTTTGAGACTTTCAATTTTTTCCACTAACTCACCCGTAATAAGTCATACCGGAACTCATCTCTGGTGTTCCGGCCCTCTGACAGATTCTTCATCCGGGCTATGCCCTCTTTGAATCTGCTCTCAAAGGTGCCTACTACGTCTGCGGGTTCTTTCAGAAAAATTGCAGCCTCAACTAACGCTCCATAAAGCAGCGGATCTGGATGATCAGTGCTGAGAATGGTCGTCCCGCTTTCAGCGCCAGCCGTTAGCGAGTTGGGTTTATGAAGATAATGCAACTCAACTGAATATCCTGAGTCTGGAATTGGCGCAAGCTCAAAAGCGGTATCGTCAAACAGACTGTAATATCTGGGTCTCCCAGTCACCGTCGTCGTTGGGGAAAACTCCTTAATAAACGATGGGTGCTTGAACTCCAAATAGTAATATCGGCTTGAGTCGATCACCGCTAGTGAGAAGGGCGCAAAGAAGTCACTTGGCGTTGCCAAGAACCGATTGCTAGATGTCACGTTGCCATTGACGTTCTTACGCTGTTCCGGCAATTGAACCATCTTGAAAATGCGGTTTTCACTTTCTTGTATGAAAGTGTTGATGTTGTTATTGAAAGTTGTCTCATCAACTTGCAAATAATCTTTGACCGCGCTCTTGAGCGTTGCGAATGTAAAACTCATGTAATAGTCACCGTTGGAGTGCCAACACTAGCGGAAAGTCCAAATGTTTGCAAAGTTGTACCGAGTTTTGCACTTCCTGTATTTGCATAGACCATAAAGAAATTACCATCATTGCCGTCAGCGGCTTGATCTGGTCTCGCGTCTCGTAACGCTTGTGGGTCTTTCGGCGCTGGTTTTGGATCTAGTTGCGGATGCTTCGGACTCCACTGATCTGGGCCTACTAAAAGTCCGTCCCAAGTTTTTTTCATGTCACGCAAACGATATCTGAAACCAGTTATATCGCAGATTCCGTAAGCTCTTTTGTTGCTTGCGAACGACATTACGGCGTGTAGTAGTTGCGGACATCAGGAGCGATGCGAAAAGATGCTCTTTCTTCGTCCTGGCTTAACGCTCTGGTGAATTCTTCTTCATACAAAGCCTTGAGCATCTGTACTTTTTCGGGTGCGCGCTTGAGCGCTAGGTAATAAGCCAACCCGGCGGTTAAGCAAGGGAAAAACCGAAATGGCATCTGCATTGTGTTCGCGCCCACATCAGCGTCGTCCATGCGACTCAAAACGTTCAAATGGACAACGTAAGTGCTGTTTTTATCTGGCGCTGGCCAAACAGTGACGGTGGGAGAAAGCTGTTTATCAACGAAATACTGGTTTGGCTTGCCTGTAGAAGTCTTTGTTGTGATGTTTGCGTATTCCGCTCTTGATAGCCGACTCAAAGGAACATCTGTGGTGGTGCTTTGTAGAGTCTCGCGAATAAAAACATCCACTACGTCAATTGTAGCTGTGGGATTAGTGCTATCAATTGTATAAGTAGTCGTATCTTTGACCATCGAAATGGTTTTCTGGCTGATCGTCCACTGGTT